GTTCAGGAAGCTGCTGAACGTGAAGCTAGCGTTCTCACTCCCGAGAAGCTTGTCGAAGCACTCAATACGCTTATTGCTTCGCAGAAGTAATCAGTAAAAAAATCGTACCCGAGGTCACTTTTTGGTTGACTTCGGGTACCTTTTTGTGTAATGTAAATTATAAGCTGATAAAACGGAGTTGTGAAAATGATCTACACTGTTAAGATTTATCGCTATGATCGTCGCTGTAAGACCGGTGAACGTTTTGTTGGTTCGTATGATTACGACCGCAAGGATGATGCTGCGATGGATCGTGAAGTCAACGCTCTCCGTGGTTGCGGTTATTTTGACGATATGTTCCGTATCGAATACGCTCCCAAGTACATCAAGGTTAAGAGCCTCATGAGTGGCGAAGATGTAGAGATTGCTGCCGACACTCCGCTTTGTTGTAATCCGTCTTCGGAGACCTACTGGTCAATGTGAAAAGTGAAGGTATAACCTTTCACTGTTTTCTGTCTTCCTGCAAGCATATTAGCTATGTCGCCTTGCTTGATGCCCAATTGCCTAGACGCTTCCATTTGAGAAATATATACTGTCTCTGTTTGGGGGCAGTATATAGGCTTAGTGGAATTTCGTTGTCTAATCCATGTTTTAAAGTCTTCTGTGCGAGGTTTGCCGTACATTCCGTTCTTTTCTCCATGCCGGACCATCTTTCCCTTTACAATCGTAAGTTGTTCAGGAGTTAAGTTACGAAAAGGATGTTTCTTATATCCCGGGTTCTTTTCGCCCGCACATTTTCCCTTCATAGTGTTTGATATCTTTTTAAGAATATGATCTGGTTGTCGACCGCCTGTGCCTCCTTCCAGTGTATTTCTAAGGATGCCGCCCTCAAATGTTCTTCCGTACCAGCGAATCATCCTACGCTCAATAGCTAACGCTCCTATTTCTGTAAGCCCAGTTTCCAGAAACACAATGTTTGCTCTGTCCTTCGGTACCGGCACATTGTGCAGGTCAGAATATGCTCTGTTTCCTCTTCCCTTACCGATATAATATGGAGTTCCTGCTTTAGCAGTCGATGAATCTTTTGATCTTAGGTAGGCGTAGACATAATAAATAGTCATTGCTGATGTTCCTTTACAACATTAGAGTAGTTGGGAATCCCCATTCCGCGAACTACATTCATCTTTATTTATCTTTTCGGTTGACAAACATTCCCGATTTTGTTATACATATATTATTGAAGAACGCAACGCATTGGGAGTAAAGTAGGATGGAACTTGACCGCGCAACTCGTATCGTAAACAAGATGGCTAAAGAACGGTATAACACTGCCGGTGATGTTCTCACTGAATTTCTCAAGTACCAGAAGAATGGTGAATGTACGCATTTTTGGCCCGACGAAAATACTGCTTGTCAGGTGTTGATTAGTCGCAGAGTAGCAAAATGATTATCAAACTTCGCGGTATTACCAATCACGGTAAAAATCGCATTCGTGAACACGGTGTTGAATGGAGAGTGATCGAACCTTCGGTCACTCCCAAGCCAGCTAACCTTTTCATTGAGAGTGTTCAAACAGGTGATCGGCGGTGGTTGAATCATCACTTTGAGATTGTCAGTGACACGCTATAAGATTCCCGGCGGGGTAACGCAAATTACTAAACGTAAGGAAATAAATTTTATGGAAACTCTTTTTAAGATTGTCGGTTTGCTTATTGCTGCCGTTGCTGTTATTGTATTCTTTGGGCTGTTGTTCAGTCTCCCTGTAATGTGGCTTTGGAACGCCTGTCTTGTTGCCGCAATTCCTGGTATTAAGGAAATCGGCTGGCTACAGGCTTGGGGTATCATGATTCTCTGTGGTTTGTTGTTCAAGCCATCTATTTCACATAATAAGGATTGATTATGCGTTACGAACTCCGTAGATGGACTAATGCAGAACGTACTCAATATGTCGTTCGTCAAACATCCGATGATTGGGAAGCGATTACAGCACAATTGGAGCGTGTTCGCAGTGCTTCTACTGAACCCAACATGAATTACATTGTAGATACCGAGGCAGAAGATGATTGATATTCTCGTTATATTGATGTTCACTGCTGCTCCTGCAGGAATTTTATATCTAGGTTATCGTAAGTTTAAGCGAAAGATGATTCAACAGACTACCGAAGCTGTTGTTAGTAAGCTTCCTGATCCAGATGATGAAGTTGTAATGCTTCATGGACACGATCTTAATAAGTGGAACTATCTAGGTTACACTCGGTGTACTTACGTTGATGAAGATGGTAGAATCACTAGTGAGTATCCTATCTTTCTGTTTGTTAGTAAGAAGGATATGAAAAGGCGCTCTTACTACATCGCTAGTGAATATGCTGAAAAGAACCATGCATATATGAACCGAACAGTCAAGCCCTGGGCTGCCGGTGAGGGTGATATTTACTACTTGATCAACGGCGAAGGTAATAGTCCTAGTGATTTTCTCAAGCAGCATATGCTTGATACGTTCGGAGCTGAATGGGACACTGATACCAAGTGGTGGGGCACCAATGATAAGGCAAAGTACAACTCTGCTAATAACAAGCAGAAGCGTGAGCGTAAAGCTAAGCCCAAAACTGAAACCGAAAATAATGTTGTAACTGTTGAATTTGGAAAGCAAGCATAATGTATATTTTATTGGCACTAGCTACTATGACTAATCTAGGAACCTTTCCTAATCAGGCCCGATGTGAGGCGGCTGTACGAGAGATTTATGCTCAAAAGATCGACCCATACAAGCTAATGGACAAGAGGGTCCTCAATGAGGTTCTTAGGTTCAATATGAAGTATGATGCTCCTTTAAAATATCGCTGCCAAAAAGTTTAATTTTTAGCTTGACATTACCTCGTTTTGGGCATATAGTGAATCTATAAGTTCAAGACGAGGTTTTATTATGCTCACTGTAGGCAACACTGTCACTGTTAAAACTCGCAACCCACTGTATCATGCCCGTGAACGCTATGCGAACGGTTATGTTGGTCCTGAGTTTAACGTGTACACCGGCACGGTCGTTCACGAAAAGTGGTATGGTGACGATAAGATTGGTCTGACCACTGATATGCCTCATTTCCCCGTTCGTGTTCTCAGCCGCGAAAACATCGTTGAAGTTAGCGGTGCTAAGTTTGACTATACGCCTGTCAAGAGTGCCCGCGAGACTATCACTGTTCAGGGTAGTAAGGGCAATACCTATATCGTTACTAAGGAGAACGGTAAGGCAACTTGTACGTGCCCTGGCTTTGGTTTTCGTAAGACTTGTAAGCATGTTCAGGAGTTGGTGTGATGGATGTTGCTCGTAAACTAAAGCAAGACATTTATATTCGTGTCTGTAAGGACAGTGGTTTCAATATGGAATCAACTCGTGCTGCCATCACCGCAGCTAATGTGATTGGTTGTCATCCGATGGAGATTTGGATGGCTATGGACTTTGATCTAATGAATCGTATTGCATCGGGTGAGCATCCGGTGTGCAAGAATAAGGTAGCGTAATGCAGTGGGTTCGTGAGCGTAGCAAGCCCTATAAGCTTGAACTGAAATATAAGCCCGGATATGATGTTTGGAATGATGTGTATGATACCATTAACCAAAGTAAGAAATGGTGCAAGCAAAATAACATGATGTTTTGGGACGATGGTTTGTTCTATATCCGTTTCACTAACGAGCGTGATCTATCATGGTTCCTATTGAGGTGGTCATGAAAACCGCATTTACATTCAAGCGTTGGTATTGGGGCGACGAACACGAAAAGCAGCCTCCGCAGTGGTGGACTAATTTTACTAAGGACAAAGAGTTTCATAAACTGTATGATGAATTGTCTACTGTTGCTACTATACGATACAAGACTAACGGCAGTATTCGTGTAGTGTTTAAAAGTCCCGAAGACCTTACTTTTTTTATATTGAGGTATTCATGAAGTATTTTGATCCAAATGGACAAACATTGTATCTAGCACTTAAGGATTTTTATCCTAAGGTAACACCATCGATGGTGTTTGTAGGCAACGTGTTTTCTGCATTTGAAGAAGCCACTAGTCCAGATAATGCTGTTGAACATCCATGGGCTACACGATTGGAAGAGTGGCTTCCAAGCAACGTCGGGTTGATTCGTGATCCAGTAGACGTTAATTGGGACCAATTTAGAATTGTAGATCAAAAGTTGTACACCTTCGCATTGTTGAGGTACTCGTGATTGTAAACAGAACAAAAATTAAACCAAACTTCACGTATCGTAGAGGGCATCCTGCAGGCTACACAGATGATATTGGCATTATTGCTGACAGAAATCAGTGGGTAGAAGAACAACGATCAGGGTGGCAATCCGAAGTTGATCCACAAGATTATCATGGAATGCGTGAATGGTGCCGGCAGAATCTTAAGCACGGTACATGGTATACGGGTCTCTATTATATCTTTATTGAGAATGAAAAAGATATGTCTTGGTTTATGTTGAGGTGGTCGTGACAGATACTCCAAAATATGATCCTATTACTATCGCTAAGGAAATATGCAGCGTCCAACCAATGCCAGAGATAGCTAATATGATCAACCCATTCGCTAAGAAGTGGGAACGGATTGGTATGGATATGCCTACCGACAAGTGGGTATTTAATATTCGTTCGCAAGAAATTAGAGATTGGATTGAAGAACAGCCGGTGTATATGTGGAAGTTCTATGATATTCCCGAAGAATCTAAATTAGATGTTTCTGTCAGTGCGTTAATGGGACAGAATTATATCTTTACAGATGAAATGGAAGCATGGTTTCAGTTAAGGTGGGGCGATGAGTAAAAAAGTAGTAAGAGAATCGAATCATTTTCGTTTCATTCAAACCAAACATGCGCCTCCTGGCAATGCCAACGCTCGTCCAATCTATATCATCGATGCTCGTAAGGGCTGGACTGCTGCTAGCATTGACATGGAAGAAGTTAGAGATATTGTTGACCCCAATCGAAATATCAGCGGCAAGAATGGCACTCGTTGGAAGTTTCGAAAGTATGAAGAAGCTGACAAGCTTTGGACATATCTTATGTTGAGGTATTCATAATGGCACCGTTGCTTGATGATGAACCAATTTGGCACATGGAAGAAAAGAAACTCATTTTCAGTTTCTTGCCTAGAAAATGCAGGCTATCTGGGCAGTCGTTGTGGTTCAAAAAAGCATGGCGTGTGCGGTTCCATGATTGGTCAGGGCACGAAGATCGCTGGTATTGTGAGCGAGAATACCTCTGGAAAATGCTAAAAGAAGGTTGACATTACCTTTGTAACCTGCTATAAAGAATAGTAAGGAGATAACTATGACCATGCATTTGCTCGGCCACGCTTACAGCACTGTTAATACCAACCGCCGTAAGAAGAAACTGTCCGACAGTCAGTATCATAAGTTTGCTATGGAGCTTAATGCTTATAACAAGCAGATGAAAAAGTATGGTCTCAGGCCTAAGACTCTTGACGAATACATTGCTTATCGTCAGGGCAAGCTTAAGCCCCAGCTTAAGGGTGTTGTCAAGGACCCGCTTAAGGCTACTACGCTTCGCCGCGAAAGTCCCAAGGTTCCTTCGTATGGTGATCAGGTAGGTAGTATCCCTGCTAAGCCCGAAATGGCATATTCAGGTGAGCGTAAGTTGCTCGGTATTGGCACATTACATAAATCTAATATGGTTCCCGTGTTTGAACAAAGCGATGCCGAAGATATCGCAAGGATGCGCCGATGATCTTCTACAAGATCCGCAGCAAGAGTACAGGTAAATATCGCTGTGCCGGGGGAGAACCTAAGTGGAACAGCACAGGTAAACTCTTTGATAGTCTAGGTAAGCTTAGACAAATGATAGCCAACTGTATGCGACATAATAGCTATATGCGTGTCACACACAAGAATGATTTCAGTGATTGGGAAATCGTAGAGTATCACGTTGCTGAAACTTCTACCAAAGCTGTACACGAGATTCTTAAACCCGAAAAGGTTATGGAGTTGCTTAAGAAATGAGCGAACCAATCAAGCTTGAGGACCTGCCTAAGACTGTTACAGGATCAATGTATAGGCAGAACAAAGTCATTCTTTGTGATCATTGTAAGGGTTTTGGCTTCACGTTGGACGAAGAACTTACAGACTATCACAAGAGAGAATATACCACTACTCGCAATCAATGTAGGAAGTGCGATGGTGATGGTAGAATGATTGAATGCACGGAGCATTTTTCATTGAACATCGGAAATCCTACGGTCACCAAAGTATCATATGATTATTATAAAAATATCATTGATCCTCACTTCTATGATGATCGTTGGGTGCGATTCCGTTTGGATATGACTGATAGAGATTTAGAAAATAAGTATCCTGAACTTAAAGCAGTGAACTATGACAACTATGATAAGTTAGTTGAATATTACAGAACGGTAGAGGCATTAAAGAAATGAATAACAAAGAACTTTTATTCTCTATAACCGCAAATGACTGTGAGTGGTCCTATACTCGCGGTACCGGCAAGGGTGGACAGAAAAAGAATAAGACAAGTTCTGCTGTTCATTGTATGCATCGTCCAAGCGGCGCTCATGGATATAGTGAAGCAAGCCGTAGTCAGCGTGACAACAAGGAAGATGCTTTTCGTAAGATGGCTGAAACCAAAGAGTTCAAAGATTGGATGCATCTTGAAATTGCTCGTAGAAGTGGACAACTGCTTGAGATTGAGGATGCAGTAAATCGTGAAATGAAGCGAGTTACCGTGGAAGTCAAGGATGAAGAAGGTCGCTGGACTAAAGTAGATAGGGATGATCCACTAAATGACGCCTGAACTAGACCAACATATTAGAGAAAAGTATCCTAAGATTTTCCAGTATCGCTGTGAAATGTCTATAGGTGATGGCTGGTTTGATATTATTGATTTGCTTTGTAGTAATATACAAAGGCATATTAATAGGACACGTAATGACCGTCACGATGCATTGATTTATAATCGTGCGCTTAGCCGTGCTATTCGTGGCGACTTTAGTACCTATAGTAAAGTTAAGTCATGGTATCAAAAAAAGATTGATGAGGCTTTACTGGACCCAGAACCACAACTCAAGACTGTTCCACTGGCTTGCCCACAAGTAGTTGTTTCGCAGATTAAAGAAAAGTTTGGTACACTACGCTTCTATTATACTGGCGGTGATGAATTCGTAGATGGTCTTGAACATATGGCAGATAGTATGAGTGCCGTAATGTGTGAAGATTGCGGCTGTCCTGGTAAGTCTAGAAGTAGTAAAGGTAAGTGGATTCGTACTCTATGCGATAAGCATGCCGAAGAACAAGGATATATTGAAGATGAGGATTAATTCCCGTAAGTTGCAAGGTATCCCTTCGTTCTACCTCTGACAACTGGGACGCCAGTTGTCAGCGTTTTTAATACAGTAGCATATGAGATTCCCATTTCCTTGCAAGTAGCTTTTAGGTTTCCGTAACAGGCAATGATTTCGCTAGTAGGGCTGTGTAAGTAAATGAGTTTTGCTCTAGGGTTATTTGCACCAGATACATCATGGTGTTTAGCTGATATTAGCTGGCGAGTTTCTACTGAATGCCTAATATTGTACCGATGATGCTTTTCACCGGTGCGCCCATACATATGATTGTTTTTACCTGATTGGTGTTTGGATCTTACATTTGGACTTGCTTTTTGTGCTGCGCTATTGTTTTTTCTCTGTTGATGGGTTCTTTTTTGACCAAGCAACTTTACTCGTGCCTTTTGGATGGAAGCCTCAGACTTGATGATTCCCGAACCCCCTTCTCCTCCGTCAGTTAGGTTTCTAAGGATTCCGGTATTTTTGTCTATCCTACCATACCACCGTATCATGCGGCGTTCTAACGCAAATGCGCCCGTTTCCGACAAGTTTTGTTCAATGATTACTATGTACTTAGAATCTTTTGGTTTGGATTTTCTTCCGTAATAGAAAGCGCGGTTACCACTTCCTTTACCTATATAGTATGGTGTTCCGGCTTTAGCCACAGATGAATCCTTGCTTCTAATATATGCGTAGACATAGAAACCAGAGGGGGGATTAGTATTTGAGTAAATAGTCATTGCTGATGCTCCTTGTAAGCGTTAGAGTGAGTGGGAATTGGCGTTCCGCGACTCACAACTATTTATCTTTTTGCTTGACTTCCTATTCTAATAGTGTTATATATAGTCATTGTTTAGTAAGGAATAGAATATGAAGGTTTGTTTAGCGAGTGACCTCCACTTGGAATTTTCCGATATTGAGTTACATAATACCGAAAACGCCGATGTATTGATTTTGTCCGGTGATATTTGTGTGGCCCATAGTCTACATGACCATCCTGTTGGTAAACCCATTCCTTCTGACGCAATGAAGCCTGGCCGAAATCAATCGGCGGCCGTTAAGTACCGAGAGTTCTTCCACCGCGTGAACCTTGAATTCCCGAACACCATTTACGTTAGTGGCAACCATGAGTTCTATCATGGTCGATATCCCGATACCTATGATTGGCTGCGTGAAGAAATCAAGAACTATAGTAACATTCACTTCCTTGACAAGGAGCATGTTGAGATTGAAGATGTAACCTTCGTAGGAGGTACCCTCTGGACGGATATGAATAGGAACGATCCTACTACTATGCAGTTGATCGAAAGCATGATGAATGACTTTAGAATCATTCGTAACAGTCAGCGTAACTATGCTAGATTCAGCCCTCTAGACAGTGTAGTCCATCATAGAGCGACATTAGAGTACATTAAGAATGTAGTTGATAGCGACACTACTAAGAAGTATGTTGTGGTTGGGCATCATGCTCCTACTCCTCTTAGCATTCACGAAAAGTACAAGAAGGATGTATGGATGAACGGCGGCTATCATAGTGACTTGTCAGAATTCATTCTAGATCGCCCTCAGATTGCTCTTTGGACGATGGGCCACATGCATGACCCGCATACTTATTATATGGGTGATACCTTCGTTGCTTGTAATCCCAGGGGTTACGCAGGACATGATCCAGAAGCTGCTAACTTTAAGTTGCGTTATATTGATTTAGACAATATGCCGGCTAAGTTTGACGGAGTTAATTGGTCAAGAGATTAAAGTCTGCCTCGGATCCATTCAGGACCGGGGCATTCTCTTGCCATCGTAGATTTAGTTCCGTTATTCCACCATTTTGTTCCGGCCGCGTGTAAGTTAGGTTTACCCTTTTTAACTGACTGTAGCCTTCCCTTACGGTATCCTTCGGGGACAACGCCATGAATCATCATTTCATGCGAACCATTATTGACCCAAATCTTTCCTCGCTGTTTATCAGTGCCGATTCTTGCGCCGACATTATCAAATGACAATCGGCCCGGTATAAAGGTTTTGTCAGGGGGTGTTTCCGCAAATACTTGCACCTCTCCATTATTCCACCACTTTCGTAGTTTGTTCATTTCAGAAAGGCTAGGCAACCACTTTAGATAGTTTTCTGTTTTACTGGTGTCTCCGCCGTCGCCTGTTTCTGGTCGTAGATTAGCCCATTCATCACTTTCCACAATGTTCCATAGCTCACTGTAATATGAACCCCAGTAAGTCATTTCTTCTTTGGTTGCACACTCTTTAATGATTTCAGTATGCAGGTCAGCTCCGTGTTTTTCCAAGTGAGTTAACCAACGAGTACCAGAACCGCAGTAGGTAAACGGATCCTTTTCTGTTTTACCTAGATACTGCAAACCAGTTTTGTTGTGGGTCTTCTTATACAAATAAATAGTCATAGCTGGTACTCCGTTTCAGTATTAGAGTAGTTGGGGATTGCCGTCCCGTGAACTACATCTTTATTTATGCCAGGTGTATTATGTTTCATCCAACTGTTCCCGATCTAAGCAAGTTGCCTACAGAAGAACTTGTAACCAAGATTGAAGAACTATGGCGGCGCGGATCGTTAATGAGACAGCATCCGGCACATTACCAACTTACTGCTTTAATCCAGCACTATACCGCAGAGTTGGATAGAAGAAGATTTGCTGATAAAGACAAATAATCAGTTGACATTGCCCTTTATTTCTGCTATAAAGAATAATAAGGAGAAATAGGAATGAGCAATAGTGATGATAAGTTAACCCAACTGGCTGAAAAAGCTGCCAGTATATTGAATGCCCCAGTAGATATTCAAAAGTTTGCTGACGCCGACGGTAAAGACGAAATCAAAAAACTTGACGACTGGCATACTCAGATTAATGATTTGCTTAATGAAGTCACTACGCTTTATTCTGAAAATGAGGAAGATCGTACCTAGCTTAGTCATGTAAAGGTTCTGTAATGGCACACACTGTAAAGTATAAGCTATACCCAAACGAGGGCGATATTGAAATGCCCAATTGCTATGTTAACGCCTATCATACAGTTATAAGTAATCTTCCAGGTGGGTGTGGTGCGTCCATGGTAATCAAGGCTTGGAAGGAACTTACAGGTTCCACTCTTAAACTGTCATATAATAACACATTGTTTACGGTGACCTTTGCCAGCGAAGCTGACGAACTATTTTTTAGGTTGAAGTATTCATGATGGGTGATACACGCATTGTGTGCAATCCTAGGGGCTATAAGGGACATGATCCTCACGCTGATCACTTTCAACTAAAGTTTATGGAGATTTGATATGATTATTTGGGAAGCAAAACTAGACGAAGTTTACGATTGCAAGGTTACTCGTATTGATGAATACAAGGGTAAGCTTACTGTAACTGATTTGTTTGACAAGGTGTTGTTAGATGAAGAAGTGGGACTAATGTATGGGGCAAGGTTTGGTCCTGACATTAGTGATGTTGCGTTGTGGGAAGATAAGTGCGTAGAAGTTATTGACAAGCTAATTGAAGGATAGTATAATATGGATATGCTCACGTTCTTTTCTATTATGCTATATGGGTATGGTATGTATATGCTCGGTAAGTATACTATGAAACGTTTAGTAGATGATAAGGTTGTAAACGCTATCGTTGCTAAGGCAAATGTGCCGATCGGTGTTATCGAACAGATCGATGGTTATTATTATGTTTATGAAAAGGATACTACTAACTTTCTTGGTCAAGCAGCTACTATCGAAGAAATTCCACAGAAGCTTATGGAGAGAAAGATCGGACTTGCTTTGTTGATGTATCCTGAACGCTCTGCTGCTGTGTACTGGTGTATTAACGGGAAGCTTAAGGAAACATATGAAGGTTAATATTGGTAAG